AGAAAAACGAGTTGTTGAACACAGAAGGTAGTCTATCAGATACATCAGCAGCCACAACCAATGATGTTACAAACACGATGACCAGGTCTGATACAGAACCATCCGAAACCAAATCGGTGCTAACCTTTAATGATATGGATAGTGTATTGGATATGGGAACAAATCAAGAAGAAGAAGTGGAAGCACCAAAAACAATTGATCGTTTAGAACAAATAAGCGAAGCTAATATGCAACGAAGAAAAGAAGAGGAAGAGGAGGAGGATGAAGACAATTTAGAAATATTTGACGATAGCAATATTAAATTAGATATTGATGATGTCGGTGAGTTGTCTAACTCCATCAAATTAGATACTCCAATATTGCTAGATGATATTGAAGAGTTAAATTAATTAATAATGCATAAATGCGTAAAATAATACATAAAAACATAACTGAAAAATATAAATGGCACAATCTGTGTTTATAACTGCGGGAATGATTTCCTTTGTGTATCTTATCATAAAATATTTAGAAACAAAATTTATATTGAAAGAAGCAAAGCCTATGAAAATATTGTTTCGTGATACACTTATAGTGTATCTATCAGTTGTATCTGGAAGCTTAGTTGTTGATCAGTTTTCAGGTGATTCCGTTTCTACATTCAAGCCACCAGAAATTTTTACAAATGAGCCTAATTTTTAATTACTTATCAATAGGCATATATTGACATACAGATAGTCAAATATTATTAAAAATAATTAATAATATTTGTATTTTACAATTGCGTTCATATATTTAATTTACATTTACACCTACATTTACACATACGACGGTATTTCATCAATATTTATTAAATTTATCATTTGCTTTTTCTTGATACCTTTCCTACTTATCTTAAAACAATCAAATAGTTCGTTATTTAGTTCATTATGTGGTTCGCAATGATGAACTGTCCTAGCAATCATTTTATACAATTTAAATTCAGGATACCTTTCCTCACCATTTTTTTTGTATAAAATATTGCGGTTTTTATCGTCGCGCGTCCATTTTATTATTAATTGAACAATTTCATTATCATATTCATCTTCATCTCTATAATCGTCTATAAAATAGTCATATAAGGAACATCCTAATCGACATAAATCAAAACTTTTGTTAGGCAATATTTCCGGCTTGTTGTTGTTTTTATATGGTTCAAAATTATACTGTCCACCCGCGTCTTCTTTTTGACTATAACTATCACAACACATTTGCTTGCCTTTAAATTTATAAATAGAACGACCAAAATCTATTATTTTAAAAATCTTACCAAAAGTAGGGATTTTGTAATATTTGTTATCATATTTAACATAAAGATATTTTCGATCGGTTTCAATATACATAATATTGTTTGTGTGCAAATCATTATGTGTAAAATCAAAACAGTTTTGATATGTTATCAAAATAAATAATACTTGTATTAAACATGATTTCCATTCCATTACGCTCATTTCATTATTTTCCATATAACTATCCAAAGTTTCATGCATATGTTCCATCGATATTATTTGCACCGGAAAATTATATATAACACAATTCACATTTTCATCGGCTGAACTAGAATACTCAGACATTTCACTGTTTGAACAACTAACCAGAGAACCATTACTACTTGACCCCGGTTCAGAACCCGTATAATCACCGTCAGAATTATGGCGTCCCTCACTTTCTTCACCTTCTTCGCCTTCTTCGCCTTCTTCGCCTTCTTCGCTTTCTTCACCCTCCTCATATTCATATTCTTCATCTTCGTCGCTGTCGCTTTCACTTAAACTATTTGAACCAGTCGTTACAGAATCAACATTACTAGACAAATCACTATCTCCCCTTACCTTATTTTTAACCTTTTCATATACAAGAGTGTTATCCAAATTAATTTCGTTAAGTTTATTTAATTTATCCACATTTTCCGAAGTTAATTTAAACACATTATCAAAGCCATCATCATTCAAATCATCTAATACCAATTCTTGACAACTATCTTCCATTTTAATTTTTTCACGGTATTTTCTAGTATCATCATCTAAAATAGAAGTGTCGAAATTATCTAGTTTAAACGCCTGATCTTTTGTTTTATGAAAATGCTCGGATTGATAAAGATAATCCAAATCATCATATACATTTAAATGAAACTCATTTTGAACACAGACAAATGAACCATAAAAATCATTCCCAAATACAAAACGATGGTTATTTAATAAACTACTACTTAAATATGAAAAAAATCCATCTACATATGATGTATTGTTTTTATCATGTATTTTTTTTAAATGCATGTCTCCTCGTGAGATTAAAGTATCGATCGCAGGAGTTAATTTAGAATCACTTGTTAGTGTTTTATACTTTCCAGTTAAGAATTTTAAAGGATTAAGTATGGGTGAAAACTTAAAAAAAGACTTTCTATGAAAAACATCCTTACTTTCATTTTCAACATCAATTAAAAAATGATTTAAATCATATGTTTCATTTATTTTTTTAATAGAAAATTTACTATTTAAGTTGATTGAATTGTAGTTATTGCTATTTAATTCAAAAAAAGTAGAGTAAATTGGGATATAGTTTTGTATTTCAGCACACCCGGCATCTTTTAATTGACTAAACAATTCACTATTATCATTTTTCTTATAATATAAAGAAAACATACGATTTAATGATAATTAAATTTTTATATTTAAACTAATAATTTAGTAATACATTTATTTAACCTTAAATCGACAATAAATCGACAATTTATTGTTGTATACAATTCGTTTTACTTTATTAAATTTTATGATTCTGGTTTATATATGAATTTAGAGTTAAAAAAGTTTAATATGAAGAATATCAAATTTGATTTGGATGATTCAAATGGTCCTGTTATTGTTTTAATTGGTAGGCGTGATACTGGAAAAAGTTTTTTAGTAAGAGATATGTTGTATCATCATCAAGATATTCCAATTGGAACCGTTATATCGGGAACAGAAGCCGGTAATGGGTTTTATGGTAAATTAGTTCCTAAACTTTTCATTCACGACGAATATAATACTGCAATAATTGAAAATATTTTAAAGCGGCAAAAAATAGTAATAAAACAAATACAAAAGGAAAAACAAGCATACGGACGGTCAAGTATAGATCCCAGAGCGTTTGTTATATTAGATGATTGTTTATACGATAATACATGGTCTCGTGATAAATTAATGCGATTGCTATTTATGAATGGTAGGCATTGGAAAATAATGCTTGTTATTACTATGCAGTATCCACTCGGTGTTCCTCCTAATCTTAGAACAAATATAGACTATACATTTATATTGCGAGAACCTTATATCAATAATCGTAAACGAATATATGAAAATTTTGCCGGGATGTTTGCTACATTTGAAAGTTTTTGCCAAGTAATGGATCAATGCACCGAAAATTATGAATGTTTAGTAATATCAAACAATTCAAAATCAAACAGATTAGAAGACCAAATATTTTGGTATAAAGCAACCTCACACAACGACTTTAAATTGGGAGCAAAAGAATTTTGGGAAATGTCGAAAGGATTGGGTTCGGATGACGAAGAAGAACAATATGATGCCAATGCAGCAAGAAAAAAGAAAGGCCCCCTTATCAATGTAAAAAAAAATAAATGGTAATCCATTATTACTAATTGTTAGTTATTAGCTATTAATTATAAAAAATATACGATTTTTTATAATTTTATTGTTATGTAGTGTTTTCTGTTTTAGTTGTTTTAGTTGTTTTAGTTGTTTTGTTGTTTGTTTCATTATTTCATTATTTCATTTAATCCTTCTTTTTCCTAACAATATTGTCTCCTTCAAACAATGTCTTTTTAATGTTTTCAGAACTGGTATCTTCCAACTCTTTCAAGTCATTTTCAATTGTGTTATTTACACCCACCAAATTTCCTTCTTTATCCAATCGCTGTGTCAATTTATTACCACTTTCTCTAGCCAATTTCACATTTTCTTCAATTGCCTTTCGTTTGGTATCTTGAATACGCTTTTCAAACTCACGCTTGGCCTTTGCTTCATTTAGATTCTTCTCATGCATCAATTGATTTAATTCATCTTCCAAATATTCCACGCGAGCCGTTTTATACGCTTCAGGTTCCCAAGGCATCCATACACCCACTGGTCCAACATATACATTATGGTTTGGATCCACTTCTCGCAACAACTTACATCGCAATTCAGCTTCTTCTTGTGTAGAATAAGAACCACGAACCTTTAATCCTCTAACACTTGTTTGAAAGTTATTTTGCTTATTAAACTCATCATCCAATTCGTTTTCATGATTATCCAAAAATGTTTTATATGAATCATAAATATCGGTCGTTTTTAAATCATCTTTTTCACTTTTAACAAACTCTTGCATATCATTCATCAATGTTTCAAAGTTTAGGTTATATTTGTATGACAAAAAGTTTAAAAATTGCGAAAATTTCTCCATCGATTTAGAAAAATCATAATCTTTTAGAAACGATTCAAACATAAACAATTCACGGCGTTTCAAAGTATTTTCAGGACTAACAAAAGACACACACACAAATTTCTGACCTGAAATTGCCTTATCTTCTTCCAGTAAATCAACATAGTGAGGATTTACCTTACCGCCTGCTATTTTTTGATGTTGGTATTCTCTTTCAACCATATTATAATATAGTATATTTCATTATTGTTTAAGTTTTTTTTTTTGTTTATTTATTATATAATATGTTTGATAAAATAGCAGAAGTTTTTGATTTAGGAGAACTATTGCGCCGCGTTGTTAAATATTTAGTAGAAGGCTTGATGGTTGCTATTGCTGCCTATGCTATTCCAAAGCGTTCATTGAACTTAGATGAAGTGTTACTTATTTCTTTGACCGCCGCCGCTACTTTCTCAGTATTGGATACATATGTCCCTGCTATGGGTGTATCTGCCCGATCAGGTGCTGGATTCGGTATCGGTGCTAACTTAGTTGGTTTCCCACGAATGGGTATGTAAATAATTACATAAGATAAACAACACAACACAACAATAAAAATCATACATAATTTCGTATTTTAATTATAATTTAAATATTATAATTAAATAGTTGAAATAAACTCCCAATTTAATTCTTTACATATTTTTTTCCATATTTCATCTTGCTCTATTCTTTTTACGGGGTCTTTTAGCATAGGAAAATAAGGCAAAAATGAATGTTCATCCAATAATTCACACATCTTATACAACACATAATAATAATTTAAAAAATTAACCCTACTATCGGGACAATGTTTACTATATGGTTTTTGTATTTCCATAAATAAATTACATAATGTATCTTCTAGTTCGGGTCTCATCACCGGTGGTTTTATACCCAATTTATCTTTTATAAAAGGTATATGCTCATAATATTTATTATACCCCAATTTTTTCAATATATCTTTTGCTTTTTTATTATCCATATTTTTAATTACCAATCGCTCTTTTTTAATTTGCTTTTTAATGTTTTCAATAACTTCTTCCGGTATTTGAGTGGTTTCTTTTGCTTGAAACTGTGCCAATATTTCTCTAAAATGATTAATTCTTTTATAAGCATAAAAACACACTTCTTTTGGTGGTTCTTTGTAAGAAGGTTTTTCATGCTCTACTAAAAACTTATCTTGAAAACTACATTTTTTACATATTAATATTCCATCTGATTCTACCTGAACCAATTCACCCGAACATTTAGGACATATTTCATAATTAATTTTGTAATTTTCCATATCAACATGTTTATTATCAATATTATTGAAGTATTGCTGCACTATAGTATTGCTATTGTTTTTAACATCGGTT